TCAAGTGTTACGACCAAGAGTAAGGTTTCAACCCACCTTTTTCGTTTTTCCTTTTCGTTTCATCTTTTTCGTTTATTATTTTAGTTATGTCTTTGTGTTTTCAAAAAATCAAAAAACAAATAAAAAACAAAAAAAACAAAAAAATTATTACATTATTAATAATTTTTATGAAAAAAAATAAATTTGATTTTAAATCTCTTTATTTTAATTATGAATTGATAATAGAATTTATATTATGAATTTGATTACGTTTTTCAAAAAAAATATTTTATGTTCTTTTGAAGAAAATACACACGATCAAAAATCCATAAATAAATTTATTTTTTCAGAAGATCTTCAGAACAGATTTTCAAATCTTTTTATAGTTCTCGATAAAAAAATCCATGAATATACGAATATAAAAAAACAAAAAAATAAATCTAGCTATAATTTTTTTGTATGGAAATTTAATTCCAAAAAATTAATAGAAATTGAAAATGAATGTCTTACAGAGATCACTAAAATAATAATAGATTATCATAATCTTATAAATTTTCTATTAATTCAAAATAAAAACATAAAAAATAATGATTATTTTATTTTTGAATCTTTCAAAGAAACCATACAGGAAATTATTGACAAGTTTCTTTCTGTTGTAGAAATACAGAAAAAAATGTTAAGTTCAGAACTTACAGAAAAACATATAAAAAATTCTTTTAAAGAATTTTCTTCCCATATTGAAGCATTTAAAAAATATACTGATACTGTAAATGAGATAGATTATTATATTGAAGATTTCTAAAAAATTATATTTTTTTTAATTTATATTTCAATAAAAAAATAAAAAAATTATCACAATATTGATAATTTTTAATTCTTAAACCATAATTTAAATAATTATTTTTTCTTAGAAACTAACTGAATGAAAAATGTCTAAGTTAACTGATGGACAAAAAAGTTTTATTCTAATAAAAAAATCAAATTTTAAATCACAGAGAATAGTTTCTGATCTCGTTTCAAAAGTTAGTTATGATTCTGATAAAAGTAGTTATGATAAGAAAATTTATAAGAAAAATTCAAAAATTATAAACAAAAAAAATAAGGTTGATGAGAGAAAGATAAACCAGAAAAATAAATCTTTAATAGACAACAAAAAATATTCAGAAGAAAAATTTAAAACAAAGAAGACAAATCTTAATAGCAAGAAAAATAAAAAGAGTAAAACATCTAAACATTCTGAAACAAATAAGAAGAAAATTGTAAAAGTTTCTTCTACAAAAAAAACTGAAATAGTTGAAAGTTATAATACTAGCGAAGTATATGACAGAGGAGATTCTAATTCTGTAGAAAGAGTAATAAAATATGGTGGAAGAAAAATTTTTAAACAGAGACCCCAAAAAATTAAGGAAGAAACACCCAGAAAGAAAAATACTTTTTTAGGTAAAGGATCTTATGGATCTGTTAAAATAATTCCTGAAGGAGCTCTCAAAACTTTTTTTAAGAGAGAACATTTAATTCAGGAATGGTGTGCTTTACGTTATCTTAGAGACTGTTCGCATATTGTGAAAGCCAAATCTTTTTTAATAAATAAAGATATAGCAACTCTTACAATGAATCATGAAGAAACCACTCTTGATAAATTTATAGACTTACACCGTAAAAATGGAACTTTAAGAATAGTTTGTAATGATGTTATTAAACAAGTATTATATGGACTTACAGAACTTCAAGATCGCAATCTAGTTCATGGAGATATTAAACCAGACAACATTTTAATTTCCAAAGAAGGAGATTCATTCAAAGTAGTTATAGGTGATTGTGGTTTTGTTTCATTAAAAGGATTTTCTAAAGTTGATCGTACAGCAAGAAAATATAGATGTGAAAAACCAAGAAATAATTATTCTCATGATCAATATTCCTTAGGTGTAATTATGACACAGATTTACGGAAATTGTAATATTAGGGGCAAAATACAAAAAAATAATTCTAAAGAACATAATGTAATAGATCATGAAGTAATGATAAATACAATAAATAATGTTATTACAGAAACTTCATTAAAAAATATTTTATTATCTCTATGCGGTAGAGATGAGAGAAAAGTTCCAAATGCAAGACTTACTCTAAGATCTTTGGGAATGGACGAACCAAAATATATTTCTTCTAATAAGAAGATTTCTAATTTTTCTGTAAATAAAATTTTTAAAGAAAAATTACTTGAATTAGAACATATACTAAAAGCCAAAAATAGAAAAATCAATAAAATTAATACAGGTATTCTTTCATTATCAGATTATGCTTCTAAACATGATATTACAGGAAAAGAAAATATTTACATAGCCGCTATTCTAGTAATACTATCATCACTCTTCAACATGAGAACCACTTTTAATATTTCTACTGCTGTAAGATATATGAAAATAAGCGAAAGTAAATTGTTAAATATAATTACAGAATTATTATCAGATGATAACTTTATCGATAATCTTTTTATACTTTAAAATGGAAAAATATTGGTTGAAATCCTTTTCAAATTTCTTTTTTACATTAGTTTATTTACTCGGATTTATGGGATCTATTTTTATTCTTGTAGGTACAATCTCATTTATTTCTGATACTTCCCTTTCCAAAAATCCTTTATCAGATAGTCAATACCAATTAATTAATATAATGTCTATTATATCATTAGTAATTTATATTTTAATGTTAATATTTTCTATATATCGACTGTATGTAAATTGTTCATCAATCTTTAAAGATGAAAAGATTGAATTAGAACCTACAGCTCCAGTCGAAAATTTATATAAAAAAAATATTGAAAAAAAGGAGGTTAAATATGATAACTATATGATAGGATATTTCTCAGTTAATATTTTCTATTCTTTATGTTTATTAATTTTAATATCACTTTTCATATATTATTCAAGAGAATATTACATTAATACTACACCAACACCTCCAAATACTTCAAGTATTACTGATGATAGTTCATCTTCAAAAGATCCAGATTATTACATGAATACTAGAATAGTATCTATACTTATAATTATATTATCTATTTTATATTTAGTATATGAAATACTCATTATTGCAAATTTTATAATTTCATATTTTTTTAATCTTTCACAGAAATAATTTAATAATTAAAATAATTATTAAATTTTTTAAAGTTTAAATATCTGTAATTTCCATATGCTGATAATCTAAATTATTCATGTAAATAGTATGTATAAAATAAGGTCCTGAAATGAGAAACAAAACACAGAAACTTATAAAAAATAGTTGTACAACAACTATTACGGCGACTACTATACAACATTGAATTTCAGTATCAAATTTTTCTAAACAATTATTAGAAAGTTTGATATATGTTTCTGTGAAAAGATAATTGATCAATATAAAAGAAATTAAAACCAAAATCCATAATGCGGAAATAAAACAAATTTTAACAATTTTATTACAAAAATTCATTATCAATGTTTTTTATAAAAAATAAACATAAGATTTATCTATCAAATTTAATCAAAAAATAAATTTTATATTCGGTTTACTTAAAGAATTATTATAAAAATAATTAGGTTTTACTTTAACTGGTTCTTTTTCAGGTAATTTTACATTATAAAATTTATTAAATCCATTTGAATTAGAAACAGAATTTTCAGAAACAGAATTTTCAGAAACAGAATTTTCAGAAACAGAATTTTCAGAAACAGAACTTTCAGAAACAGAACTTTCAGAAAAATTACAAGTTTTAATAATAATACATTCTTTCTTACATTTTTTTCTATAATTATTACAAAAAACTTCCTCTTTCATAATTTCAAATGGACATAGTTCTTTAATTGAAAAATCTAAATTTAAACTTTTAATGCTCATTTTAAATAAAAATTCTTAAAAATGAAAAATAAATACGTCTTTTATCATAATAAATAAGATGTCTATTACATTAACACTTAAAAATTTTAAGAAATTCGATAATAAAACATTCGTTTTTAATATTTCTTCTGTTATAAGACTTTTCGGAAAATCAGGAACTGGAAAAACTACTATCTTAAAAGCTATAGCATGGTGTCTCTATAATAAAGAGAAAAATTCTGTAATTCCATTTTCTAAAAGTAAAGTCATTACGAGTGTAACTCTTGAATTTACTTCTGGAATTTTATGTTCTTCTAAAGTTATAATTAAACGGAGTAAACCTCCTCTTCAAATTAATGTTATTATCGATTCTTTTGAATATACTTCTTCCGAAGCAGAAGCTAAAATTCAAGATTTTTTTGGAGAAGAATCTATATGGATGTGTTCTTCTTTTTTAGAACAGAAACAACAAAATTCTTTTTTACAAATGTCAAATCCTGAAAAATCTAATTTTTTAAGTTCGTTGGTTTTTACAAATGAAAGTGATTTTTCGAAAATTCTTGAAACAGTTTCGAGAGAGATTCATAAATATGATTCTTCTGTAAAGTGTAATAAAGGTATTCTTGAAAATAGAATGGGTTCTATCAAAGAAAAATTTAGTTCTATTTCCCTACAATTAGGAGATCTTAATTATTTGAAAGATTCAAGTAGTCCTAAAAATAAAATTCATAATTATGCTCATCCAAATTCTTCAATATATTTTTTAGAATCAATTTCCAAAATTAAGCTTATGGATTCTATTTCACATTATATTGATAAAATAGAAAAATTAAAAATAAGACTTACAAATATTATTGAATTTAACTGTAGATATAACTATCAAATTAATACTTTAAATGATCTTACTTCAAAAAAATTAAATTTTGATAAGAAAATTTTTGATATAGATTCTAAAATTAATGAACTTTTAAAAATTAATAATAAGGGATCTATAATTGAAATTGAAAAATATCATACAAGAAAGAATGAAATTAACGAAAAAATCAAGGAATTTTCAAAAATTCTTGAAATAAGATCCAAGATAGATAAATTAAATTGGTTTGATGAATGTCTTAATATTTCTGATTCATATATGTATGATATAGAAGTTATCCAAGAAGTTAGACAAAGTTTGTCTTACATGAAATTTTTTGATGGAAAAAATAAATACAACTCTAACGACGAAATTATTAAAATAATACAATCAAAAATTAATAATTATAGGGACATTATCGATTCTCAGGAAATTATAAAACTAGAAAAAAATTACATTGATATAAACAATAAATTGGATGAACTTGAGAATATCCAGCCTAAAATTGTTAAAGAAATTCCTAAATGGGAACATAAAACTTTTTCACCTCCTTCTTTCAAAGAACTTGAAAATGAAATTTTAAAAGATCAAAAATCATTGGAATGTGTTTTAAAAGAACTTATGGATCTTGAGATGTTCATGTCTAAACTTGAATGTCCTAATTGTTCTGTAAAATTAGAACTTGAAAATGGCATTCTTAATATGATTAATATCGAAGGACATTCACCAGATAGAGATCATCAGCTTCATAATAAACTTACAGAAATGAAAAATTCATTAAATGCTTCTATTAAATTCAAATCTGATGAAAAATTTAATAAATTAAAAATTTATAACGAAACATTAAGTAATTATGCTAAAGAAGAATCTAGAATTAAAATTTTACAGAATTCTATTATTAATGAAAATAAAGAAATAGAAAATTTTAATAATAAATTAGCTAAAAATATTCAAAAATATGAACAAGAATTTCAAAGTCTCTGTAAATATATTGGAAATATTGCCTTAAAATTAAATTATAAAGACAATCCATTAGAAATTTTCAATCATTACAATAATAAAAATTTATATCAAGAATCCGAACTTAAAAATTTTAGAAATAAAATTTCTGATTTTACTACAATTATCAATAGAATTAATAAACATTCAAATCTAAATTTTTATAAAAAACCGGATTTTACAGCAGAACAACTAAAAGATCAAATAAGATTTCAGGGAATAATTAATTCAAGTGAATTTACCAAAGAACAGATTCTTGATAAAGATATTTTATCAAAGAAAACTTCACTAGATTTAGAACTTAAAATTTTAAATGATAAAATTCATAAGTTTGAAACACTAGATTCAAAAATTAAGGAACTTAGCAAAGATAAATCTATTATAGAAGCACAGTTAAGTGTTGTTTCATCGCAAATCGAAAATTTTCAATTAGATGAAACCGATGAAGAATTATCTGTGGATGATCTTAAGGATGAAATTGAAATAAATAATAATATTTTGAAAGATCTAAAACTTTTAGAAAATATTGTCGTTGAATACAATTCACTAAACGAACTTTCAAAAAATATTTCTGATGGTATTATACATCTAAACAAACTTTATGAGTACAAAGAAATTGTAAAATCTTATCAGCATGATACTTTTATTTCAAAAGTGAATCAGTTAAATTACCTTATCAATGATATCTGTACACATTTTTTTACAAATACTGAAATTATAGTTAAAATGAAAGTTAGAAAAGAAATAAAAAAAGGAAGCTCCGATCAAGAAAAACCTCATATTAATTTTAATATTTCTATTAATGGCAATAAAACAGATTCTATAAGAACTTTGAGTGGAGGAGAATTAGATAGATTTTCTATTGCTACAACTCTAGCTTTCCGATTATTAATTCCTAATAATCCGTTTATCATACTCGATGAAAATATTGCTAGCATTGATAATGAAACTAAAAGTGATGTCATTAGTTATCTTCAAGAAATTAAACAGAATAAAATCATCATTTGTGTAATTCATGATTGCGCTGGAGGAATTTTTGATAATGAAATTTTACTTCAATAATTTCACAAAAAAATATTTTACCAAAATATTTTTCAAATTGATCGTAAAATTATTTATTTTATAAATTAAATAAAAATCAATTAATCAATATTAAAATGAATTTTCAAGGAAAAGTTATTAATGATCAACTTTTATATAATAACGCTCAAGGTAAAAATGATGCTTTTTATTATTCAAATATAAATTTAGATGATATGGAAATTATCATTAAAGAACAACAAGAATGTACTAACTATGTTAATGGAACTGTACAAGCAAATACTACTTTGGCTACATCTAATCTTACGTTTACTTTTAATCTTAAATGGAGAAAGATTGGAACTACCGATGAAAAACCAATTAAAATTCTTTTTGGTCTTCTTAATTGTCCTTGGGGAGCTGAAGATCCACGAATTAATAAAAATTTTAAAAAAGAAGTTAAGAAAGATGATGTTACTGGAAAACTTATTTATCCTAAATGTAATTTCGGTTTTACAATGAACGATCAATTTTATATGATTGAAAACGAATCTGGAACAAAAGTAAAACTTGAAGTTACAAGAGAAGATGTTTATCATAAAACTATTTTTCTGCTAAGTTTACAAGAAAAAATTTATGATACATTTTTCAAAACAACTTCTCTAGGTAAACGAATGATGAGTTCTATTAATTTTTATAAAGGAAAGCCAGATATGAATTATATCGTAAATAATTTTTATAAATCTCTCAAAAACGGAATTCTTAAAAAGCCAGTTATCACAGATAATGTTGCAACATATCCAGATTTGGAATCTCATATGACAAAAGAAGAATTTGATAGAATCTTTACAGATTTCAAATACAAATATTTAAAATTTAACACTCTCACTAAATTAGATGATGAACTTATCGAAGAATTCAAAAATCCTGAAAATAAGGGTAAAAAAATTAATTACAGACATCGTATTTGGGTTCCTGGAGCTACTGAAAAAGAACAAAAAATTTATTTTGGTTCTTCAAATCTTAACGGAAAAAATTTTATTTCATTCTTGGATGTTATCATTAGAGATCTTGCTGTAACTATTGGAAAACCTTCTGGTAAAAAATACGTTGATAAAATTTTTGAAGATAAATTCTTTTTTAATTTCAAAAATTATATCAATGAAAACTTGATTTTTGGATTTAAAATTTCAGACAGTAATATCAAATCATCACTTCTTGAATATGAACGTTTTGGAAGTGAAAATCTTACCGTTACTGAACGTAATTCTGTAAGGACAGTCAATTCACAAGCTGCTTCAGGAAAACTTGAAACAGACGGAGGTGAAGACGAAAATGCAATTTTAGGTTTTGGAACTAAAACTGAAGATCCTAACAGCGATGAAGAAAAAGAAGAACTTAAAAGAGCTGTTCCAAAGAAACAATTATCTATTACTACTACAGGAAATTCAAGATTTAATACTTATAATAATTCCACTGTTAAAAACTAATAATTTCAATTATGTATTTAATTTTAAATACATACTTTTATAATTTACTCGTCAGGAGGACATTCTTGAGTTTCTGCTTTACTAAGAATTTCTGTTGCAGAAGAATCCTGAGAAGCTAAATTTATTTTAGCAAGCTGTTCTAAAAGGTTTGGATTAGATTCTAAATTAGATTTTAATGCAGCACCACTTTCTAAAAGAATATCTTTGTTCTCATTAATAATAGAATCAATTTTCTTACCACTAGCGAATTCACTAGAAGCTTTGGTTACAGTATTAAATAATTTACTAGCATTTTCATCTTTGATTAAAGCATCCAGTAATGTTGCAGTTCCTTTACTAGCTTCCTCAATTTGGCTTGTATCAATATAATTCTTAAAAGGAGAATTTTCTACAGCACTCTTACATTTATTTGTAAGTTCAGGAATCATTTTTGATAAATTATTAGCAATATTTTCCTTATTAGGATTTTCCATAACATCTTTTATCATAGATTCAATTCCAAGCATTTTAGCAAATGAATTCAAAGTTTCATTATTCTGAAATCCATTACTTATTCCTTTATTAAGTTCATTCTTTCTCTGAAAATCGGTTTTATGATCATTTGAAGGTTTAAGTCTCTTAGTTTTTCTATCAGGTGTTTCAAAAGAAAAAATAGTTTTATTTTGAGGAACTCTCATAGATTTTTCAAAATGTTTAATACAGTTAGATAACTGCTCAATCATAATATTATTTTTATCAATTGAAAAATAGAAAATACCAAGAATATGATAAAGAATTATCTTTCTATCTTTATAACTTAAAGAATTTACAAATCGATTTTCATTTTCTTCATGTTTATTAAGAGGAGGAGTTATAAGTTCCCCAAAATAAATTTTATATTCAGGTGTACAACATAAATGTCTTACCCAACTCCATGTATACTGTTTTTCCATTTCGGGTTTTGTAAGAATAATATTTTCATGATATTCATGGAAAATTTCAGAAAAATAATCATAAAAATATTGAACTTCTTCATCATAATCAGATAATGAAAGACCCAGAAAATTAACAGATTCATAAATCCATCGTTTTTGAGCAGTAACTACAGCACTTTGAGGTTTATCAGAAAGATCTCTAAGAATTCGTTGAAGTTGTTCTCTAAGAAATTTTATTTGTTGTTCCATTGATTTTTATCTAAAAAGTTTAATCATTAAAATAAGTTTAATAGTTTTAATATGTTATCATTATAGAATCCAATAAAGAATTTACTACATATTCTATTTCTTCATCATATGTACAATTATATTTCATTTTCTTAATTATAAGATACGCTAAAGATTGCGGTAAAGGATCTTCTAAATTTGATTGTTCAGAAATAAATTTTTGGATTGTATTCCTTAATTTTATCTCTTTTATTGATTCGATTTTTTCAGAATATACATTAGAATAATATGAATTATGGAACACTTCTAGAATATTTTTATATTTTTTACCAAAAATTAATGTATTTCTTGAATTTACAGTTTTTCTTTGTTGTTTAATTGGTACAACTCCACTAGCTTTAAATTTATCTAAATTGGACATTATTTTACTAAAATTTTTAGAACTTTCTTCTTCGGAACCAAGCATATTCTTCCTTCTTTCTATTTCTTCGGGTTCTTCATCTTCATTGTCTTCATCTTCTTCTTCTTCGTCTTCTTCTTCTTCGTCTTCATCTTCGTCTTCTTCTTCATCTTCGTTGTCTTCGTCTTCTTCATTGTCTTCTTCATCTTCGTTGTCTTCTTCATCTTCATTGTCTTCTTCATCTTCATTGTCTTCTTCATCTTCATTGTCTTCTTCTTCGTCTTCGTTGCCTTCTTCTTCGTTTTCATCATTTTCTTCAAATATTAGTTCATTTGAACTATTAAATCCTCTTTTAAATTTTATTCTTTCTTCTTCAATTCTTCTCC